GTTTTGCAGCTTGGCGCAGTTTGCGTTGGCTTGTGGGGGGGGTAATTGCGCTAAGGTGCTGTTATGTATCAGTTTATTTTTTACTTTTTTGCGTTGGATTTCAATTAGTTACACAATTTAACAAAAAATAATCTTGAAATTGTTTGCAGAATCAAAATAAGTGCGTATCTTTGTATCAACAAAACCCAATAGATATGAAAACTTCAACTAAAATAAGCAAATTACAAGGGCAAAATTTAGAAACCGTTAAAGAAATTTTAAATAGAGATTTCTCAGTTGTAAGAATTGAAAGCCCTGATAAAAATATTAATTTCATTTATTTGAATGATAAAGAATTAAATAGTGTAACATTGTATTCATCACTTGGAAAGGTTCATAAAATATCCTACAATTATAATTTTGTAAATTAAAATACAGAGGTGCTTTTCCTGTTGCGTAAAGTAAATGTGGTATTTTAGACACAGCCTCTTATTTAAAATATATGGAAACAAAAAAACACGGAGGCAAAAGAGCCAATGCTGGACGTAAAAGCCAATACAAAGAAGAAACGCAAACAATTTCATTTCGTGTTCCTGTATCACTAATTGAACCGATTTCTAAATACGTCAAACGTGCGCTGGCAAAAAGTAAAAAATAAATTGTACATAACGTACCGAGTACTTGCGCAGTATTTTAAAAATTAGCGATGGATATGAAAAAACACAAAATAACACCTGAAACAAATGTAAACGCCATTACAGCGTGGAAGAAACGTAAGCAATGGTTTATTGACAGGATAGGAAAAAGAGTTTACAGATGCCCAATTAAATGCCAATGCGATAGTTGTAAAAGCGGGCATATAAACGGAATATTAATTCACGATTATGACCATGCTATTTACTTGCATTTGGCTGAGGGTGAAATGGGAATACGTTATACCGATAAAAAATACGAACAATGACAGATAAAGAAATTTTAAAAGAAGGTTTTGTGCCTAATAATTGGTACGATAAAGGACGGCAAATTTTTAAAGGATTTCAGAAAGGAAATTTACTTGTTGAAAAAACAAAAGACAAAAACCTTCGCATAGACGGTACAGATGTTGTAATAAAAAACATTTCGCATTTACGAATTTGCGATAAGGCATTTAATTACCGATACCGTGCGTAGGCAATTTTTAAAATATTGTCGCAAGTACTGTGTTATGGCGGTGGGTGAGCAAGTGTGTAAGCCCGTTTTAATGCGCCATAACTCTCTTATAGGCGAAACTTTGATTTAGAATGATTGAAAATAAATAAGTTAACCATGTACATAGTGTCAGAAATAATCTACTATACTGGCTTTTGCTTTATAGCTGCATTAATACTTACATTAAATGTAATGTGGTGGAGAGAAATGCTTAACCTAATAGCTGAGGCATTCCCACCGTATAGGAAAAGAAATAGAATAAGAATTAAATTAACTACCCCGACTAAATGACTAAAAAGAAATACTTTTGCCCTGCCTGTAATAATATAGATTATATGGGTGTTACTGACTTAAAGCATAACATTGGCTGCGCTCCTAAATTAACTCAGTTAGCAGAGATTGAACACAAACATAAGATTTACGGTAAAGCATGGGAGAATCACTTAAAAAATATTAAGGCTAAACGTCAATTATTAACCGATAATTAGTACATTTACAAAATGAGCCAACACCCTAAATGCAATAAAGAATTTAACATTAAAACTATTTATTTAGTTAATGTAAATGATGTAATTTTTGAAGGTATTTGCATTAAACGAATGAAACACAAATACGGGAAATTTAAAAGAAAAGTTTATAAAATAGACTTTTGAAAACATGGTGACTCCTGAACAGTTAGTAACTAATAACTACGACTTTATCGTTAAGCAGTGCCTTAAATTAACTAAGGCAAAGGGATTTAATCATTCATGCGCTGACTTGGCTCATGATGTTTGCTTATACTTGCTGTCACTACCTCAGTCAAAGATAGATGCTATTAACTCTGATAACCAGCAGGGTTACATTTACCGTATAATTCTCTGGCAGGTAATTAACGATGCTAACCCGTTCTGTAAAACTTACCGTACAATCGGTGACGAAATTCAATACGACATTCAGGACACTATTCCCGACACGTATAACATAGATAAGATAACACGGTTAAATGATAACCAGACTTTAATTCTATCCTACTACATAACTCACGGGGTAGTTAAATTAATGAAAAAAACAGGACTAAGGCACGATGATGCTAAAAGATTAATAAGTAACATACTAAAAGACATAAGATGATAACACCTAATTTAAACTATGTAGCTATCCCATTCATTGCGCTGTGGCTAGTTTATACAATTATCTACTACATTAAACAGCGTAGACGAATTAAAAAGCGAATCAAACCATTTGATTGCCCGTACTGTATATCTTTTTGGTGGGTATTCGGGTATGAAATTGTAAATGTTTATCAGTCATTTACATTATATAGTATAGCCTCTTTGATTGTTAACTGTATTGTTTACACAATGATAGCTATGTTATTGGAGAAAATCTATAAGAATCTATGAAGAATCAAGAGAAATTTAAGTTAAACGACCTGGAGTTTAAATCAATTGGTCTAGACTACGATGGGTGTATAGCCTCAATTAAGGCAGTTATAATATCCTCAGTTAACGAATCGGCTCAGGGCTATACCTATCTACGTTTTTTGAAAAAACTACGTTTCTGGGTAGAATCTGAGGGCACTTGGTCACCTACATTCTGGATTGAAAAAGAAATAGTGGCTCATTTTGCATCACTTATTAATCACTCAAACATAACAGCTACCGACATCAATAAATGCGCTAATTGTTGGCATGATGCAGTAAGTGGCACTGCTGCCCTATTCATTAAGGCTGGTATTTTTAACGATGAGCAGGAGCAACAAAAGATAGTTAACCCAGTCTCAAATACAGGAAAGCATTTTAAAAAGAAAAATAAGTAAATTATGTTAACCGTAATTTCATTTCTATTCTTTGGCTCTGCTCTTATCTACTTAGGTTATGTCATAGGTAGTGAAGTGTCAAAGCTATTTGAAAAAGATAACAAAGATTTAGATAAGTTCGGAGGGGCTTTTTAACTTATGGCTGCACCTAGAGGGAATTTATTTGCGTTAGGTAATACAGGGGGTAGACCTCCTATCTTTAATACTCCAGAGGAAATGGCTGATAAGATAGCCGAGTACATTTCATGGGAGGATGAAAATAAAGGTCATGATGCTAAAGGTAATGGTAAAGGTCTTTACACTTTAGAGGGATGTGCTTTATATCTTGGCTTTGCCTCACGTCAATCTTTATTTGATTATGAACAAAAGAATGATGAGTTCTCTTACGTGATAAATAGGTTTAAATTATTTCTAACACATTGGAACGCTCAGAAATTATATTGGGGTGGTACATTCAGTGGTGCGCAATTCTGGCTTAAGAATTGGGGTGGTTATAGGGATGAATCTACACAGAACCAAATAGTAACTAATGTCCAAGCAACTTTCGGTACAGCTATACCAACCACACAGCAATCAGGAGATAATACACAAGGCGATAAATAACGAGCATTATAAGTATTATGTTCTAAATATCGGTAGGCAGTGGGGTAAAACCATGTTAGCCATGAATCAGCTATACTACTGGCTATTCAATGACAATGGTTGTAAGTGTGCGTGGGTGTCTCCTATTTACAAGCAATCTAAGAAAGTATATGATGAAATGGTACAGGCATTTGCTGGTACTGGAGTAATACAGACTAATGCCAGTGAATTAACTATTAAGGTGGGTAAATCTACATTACAATTCTTTAGTGCAGAGCGTTACGATAACTTACGTGGTTTTACATTCGATTACCTTGTTTGTGATGAGTTTGCCTTTATGGATGAACAGGCATGGACTGAGGTATTACGTGCTACTGTATTAGTTAAAGGTAAAAAAGTATTGCTTATTTCAACTCCTAAGGGCAGGAATCACTTTTGGAACATCTATAACCTAGAATCTGTTAACCCCCAGTATAAGAGCTTTACTATGACCTCTTACGATGGGTTAGCTAAGGCTATTGAGATAGATGACGCTAGGCATACATTACCTGACCATGTATTTAGGCAGGAGTACTTAGCTGAGTTTATAGATGGTGGGGCTAGTCCTTTTATTAAATGGGGAAAAGCAGAAGCACCAGTTACTCAAAGGATGTATGCAGGGTTAGACTTAGGTAGAGCAGATGACTATACCGTTCTAACTATCCTAAATGACCAGGGCAATATGGTTAGGTGTGATAGATGGAGACAAGATAGCTGGTCTAATATTATTAGAGAGGTTGTGGCTATTTTAAACAAGTATAAACCTAACACATACGTAGAGGTTAACTCAATAGGAGATGCGCTATATGAGCAAATACAGAGCCAATTAACGGATAAAAATATCTTGCATCCATTTGTAACAACGGCTAAAAGTAAGCAGGATATAATTGAGCAGTTAATAGTAGTTAACCAGAATAAAGAGGCAACTATTTTAGATATTGGTTTTTTAGAAAAAGAATACGAGGTGTTTACTTATGAGTACAGCCCAAAGACAAAAAATGTAAGGTACTCAGCCCCTCCAGGATTTCATGATGACTGCGTAATGAGCCATGCAATAGCTTACGATGCTTATAAGAATTTAAAAATAAAAGGTAAATACTTTATAATTTAATAAAATGGAACAGTACTTAAAAGCCAGTACATTACTGGATGAATTTATAAAACTCAATCCTGACTTAAAAACAGTCAAGGTTAAATACAAGTTATATAAATTACTATGCTTAGAATTTAATCGTAAATCAGTGAAGACATTTAACGGTAAAAAAATAAAGGTAGTTATATGAGGTTATTTAAGCTATTTAAAAGGGGTGAAGACTATAAAATACCTTCATCATGGGACGAATTGACGTTATTACAATTTGACACCATTACAGAGATAAAAGAGCAGGAAAGCAATAAGGTGAGGCGTGATATTAGGATAGTGTCTTATTTTAGTGGCAAGCCTGTGTCTGAAATTGAAGCCCTACCATTGGTTAAGTTGAATGAGATAACTAAGCCGCTGGAATTTACTAATACAATGGTTAGTGATAAGTGGGCGAATGACTTTGAAATAGATAACTGTAAGTTTAGAATTAACCCAGATATTAGGCAAATTACAGGCAGTAAATTTATACAGCTATCTACTATCTTGAGTGCAGAGAAAATAACACCAAAGGTCAGAGCTGAGTTTGTAGCTGTGTTTATGGAAAGCAGGGATGGAAAGGAATTTAAAGATGATGAACTGGTTAATTTGATTTACAACAAGGGAACTGTTGGAGTTATATTCCCGTTGTTTGTTTTTTTTTCTCGTCTTATGATAGAATCGTCAAGAGTTATTCGGGATTATTCGGGGCAGCAGATAGTGAAGCAGATGAAGGAGATAGCTCAGATAATGGAGGAGATAGAGAGAGAAAACTAACATATGAGGAGAAATTCGCTAAACGCTGGGGGTGGTATAAAGCAGTAGATGACATTTGCGGGGGTAGGGTTGAGATTTATGATAAGGTGCTGCATGAGTGGAATGTAATAAGATTTTTAAACCATTTAAGCTATATGAAAGATTTGAATAGTTTAAAAAATCCTAAAACAGTAGGTTAATTTACCGTTCACTCATTAAAA